AAAAACATAACATAGCCACCCCGCCTCCCCGTGCAAAACACTCCACCATCGCTGAGCACTGGTGAAATGAGGTATTCTAACGGGGGTAATGTCCTTCTTTGGGTAGTTCGCGACGTACTTTAACTCGATAAAATAGTGATTACCTCCTAATGACATAACCACGTCTGGAATCCCCTCCCCAGAGCACTCCAAGCGAGTCCATGCTGTCTTGTGCCCCAACTCCTTGGCTTTCTTGCGAAACCCGTCGCGCAACGCGCGTGCAAATGATGATTCACTCATCCTCGTACCTCTTTGTTAGTAGCTCTGATGTCAATATCAACCCATCCATACGCTTGATACAGCTAGCTAGATTATCCAGCTTATTGTATAAACAGAGTTGCACCTCTTTAATCTCGTTAAATAGATACTGCTTCGCCTCGTGGTCGATATCAAGTGAATCAACTGCCTCACTAAGCTCATGCATACGCGCGGTTATGTCGTCCTTAACCTCGTCAAAATCAGAGTTCAATATCGCCACTGTACTCCACCGGTTTAATCCTATATTCTCTGTCTTCATACCAGCCGGGTGTGACAGTACAATCTTCCCAATCAGCAGTATCAGGGTGTTCACAACATAGGTGTACTTTGTGTTGTACGGTGTAACCTTCCGCCCAAGCGTGAATTTCTGTTGCGTGTTTATGTTTACTCATCTTCATTCTCCTTAGTTTTAGTGGATATCCCACCAATTATCTCCTTTATTACTATCCACATGCATAGGGCAGGTAGTAGGGTAGGCTTCCACCATGACCCTCTCTAACTCATCCATAGCGCACTTTAAATCATCCCCCTTCAACGAGGTAGTTATAATTACTTCATCATGTATTACAGCAAGTAGTTTAAAATCAGTGTTGTTTACAACCCCTTGATTCCACATGTCTACAATAGCTTTTTTCATAATATCCGCGGCACCCCCCTGTATTAAGCGGTTTACTGCTTTATGTATTACAACACTGTCGGCACCTTGGTAATTACATCTTCTCTTCCCTACCGTTCTAATGTACTTCCTAGTACGGCAAACGCCTCTTACAGTGTCAGATAGCCTCCTAAAGAAAGGGAAGCTACTATTGAAGCTACCTAAAATTCTCTTACCTGTAACTGCGTCCCCCAGCTTAAGTGATAATGAGGCTTCACCCTGCCCATATAGCTGAGCTAGTAGTACCATCTTCATGGTTTGGCGCTCTACGTCTGGCGCGCTTGTCATAAGAATTGCATAGAAGTCCGACTCTGGGGTTTTATTAAACAGCTCCTTTAATTCGTCAGCCTGTTCCCCTGAGCAGTAATGCAAAGCTAGTCGAGGCTCAATCTGTGAATAGTCAGCTCCTACTAATACCTCACCCTCATCAGCTATAAACAACTCTCTAAAGCGAGCATCCCGAGGAGTTTGTTGTAGGTTAGGTTTACTACTGCTCATCCTTGCTGTAACCGCACCAATCTGATTAAAGCCTGCGTAAAGTCTTCCGTTGACTACGTACTTCTTATACGCGCCATCAATAAATGAGCTCATTAGTTTAGTGTTCTTGCGACACGCACTAATCGCCTGTGCAATAGGTGCATCACAGGACTTTAAAAAGTCAGCTGTGAACGATGGGTTGCCCTTGTCAGTTATCGGATAAGGAACGCCTAGGTCATCGAACGCTCGCTGTATATCACGCCCTGCGTTTACATTAACCACTCTACCTGCAATCTGTGTAAGTGTCTTAGTTAGGGTACGACTTTCAACCACCAACTCCCCACCTAACGATTTTAGTTTATCGGTGTCCATGCGGATACCTTTAGCGGTCATGTGTAGTAGTGGCTCAATCAAACGCATTTCTAGGTCTATAATCTCAATCACCTCAGCCTGCTTAATCAACACCTGTTGCTTGTTATAAATGTCTAGGGTTAGTTCTGCGTCAACTCTCGCGTAGGGCTCGACCAGTTTAATCGGTGCGCGCCAAATGTTACCTGCCTGTGAGCGACCTTTTCGCCCACCAAAGGACTGGTGACACCACTCATAGAGTGCGTCCTCGTTTTTGCCTTCACCCACGTATATCTCGCCCAGTGCGCCTAGTGAGTAGCTACTTCGGTACTCGTTGATACAGCGCTCTGCTAGCAATACATCAAAGAAAGGTGCTTTAGGTATGATACCCTCAGCCATTACGAATCGTAAGTCAAAGTTAGCGTTTGCCATCACCTTAAGGTTAGGCAACTCCATTAGATACTTTAAATAGTCGAGTGCTACTTGCTCATCCATATTGCTACTGTCGCCATCGTGACGAAAAGCAACATAAAAACTACTCCCGCCATCAATACTAACGGAATAACCAACAATACGGTCATCGTCATGAGGAGATAGTCCAGTAGTCTCTGTGTCAAAGGCGAATGGTACGCCTTCTGGTATAAGCGGTAAATCTGGGTGTTCATATTCCTTTAAATCCTCTGGTAAGGGTACGGGCATATCTAACCGAGCCTGTCCAGCAGGCGGTTTACTCTTAATGCCTTTTGTCCATACTAACATACGTCTTTTATCCTACCCTCTGCTATATTAAAATATTTATCGTCTAGTTCAATACCAATGAAGTTTCTATTCAAGTTCTTACAAGATACACCTGTTGTGCCACTACCCATAAAAGGGTCTAGTACCAAATCATTTATGTTTGACCATGACTTTATATGTCGTGTTGGTAACTCCAATGGGAATACAGCAGTATGTTCAGTTTTATTTTGTGCAACTGCCATTTGCCATATATTGCTATCGACCTTCTGTGGTTTGATAGTAAGTTCTTTTTTAATTCTCACATTGTCTTTGGATATTTGTTTGCATGTAGATTTGTATTGTGTATTTGCAGTCTTGCATTCAACCATAATGGGGTTAAATGTTTTTGGCTTTCCTTTGGAGAAAACAAACATGTATTCGAAAACTTGGTTATATCTTGGTTGTTTGACTTGAGGCATTGGGTTTGTTTTCTCCCAAATCATAGTGTCATTTAATCTAAATCCATTTTCGACAAATAATATTGCTGTTTTGAACGATGTTAAACTTTCTGAACCATTTTTAGTCTTGTCATTGCAATTCCAAACAACAACCCCACCATCATTGAGTATTAAATAAAGTTTTTTGGCAACATCTTCAAAATTTATTGATGAATCGTAACTACGTAAATCATCGTATGGTGGGCTTGTAACCACCAAATCAACCTTTACACCCTCTGCTATTAGATTATCCATAACTTCAAGGCAATCGCCTTTGTATAAATCAATCATTTCATTCCTTTAAAAATATGTTTAATTACACCAACTGTCCAACCATTGCCAAGCATCTTGTATCTTTGTCCACTTGCCACAAAATTAGTATAGTCTTTTGGCACTCCTTGCATTGCTTCACATTCGTTCTCTGTTAGTTTTCTAAGCCTACTATTTACTTTCACTATGTTTGTAGCACTTCTGTCACATCTAAAAGCGTGAGGGGTTATACAGTTAGCTTTGTTGTACTTTATACTTTTGTTGTAGAAATCTATAACTTCAATACTGTCTCCTTGTGCTACGTATTTACAATGTTCGTAGTGTTTTATTTGGTGTTCCTTACAATAGTATTTTTCATCAACTTCTTTTTTAATTACATCATCAATTAGCAAGTTTTTATTATCTACTTTATCAATAGGTATATTTGTCCAATAGTACCGTTTTCTATTTTGAGCAGTAAATACATTACTATCAATCAATACACCAACTACACCTAAATACTCATCCAGTTGTAGTTTACTTTCTTTCTTCATTTGTACATTTTCAAGTAGCCAATATTTAGGGCTTGTTTCTTTCAATAATCTTAAAAACTCATAAAACAACTTGCTATTGCTTCCTCTTAATTCTTCCCTTTCAGATTTTAAAGTGCTAAAATCCTGACAAGGTGACCCACCAATCAACAAGTCAATCTTTGGTAAATCTTCTCCTTTTACTTCTGTAACACTCCCTATATGCTTAGTATTTGGGTAGTTCTTTTGAGTTACTTGTATAGCATACTTATCTATTTCACTTGCAAAGTAGTTATCAACATTAAAATCTAATTGGTCTAAGGCAATCTGCCCGCAACTCATTCCATCAAACAAACTTAATACATTCATGTGATTTACCCCTTTAAATTGTACGGCACCCTCTTTCTAAGTGACGTTGTTTATTACTTTCTTTTCTGTTGGTTGCGCTCTACGCGCTCCCAGTATTCATCCCACGCTTCGTCTTGGTACATAGTCTCGTTTCTCCCCCATGGAGTAAAGTTCATCTGCTGTGTAGTCTAGTATATAGTCATCCCATTGTACTAGAAAAGGCGAAAAACTGAAAGTGTCTCTAAACTTCATACCGTCTGAGCGTAGGTAGTCATAATGTTTTGTCAGTATCTTATTCATTAGTACCTTACGCTGTGTTCCGTCTGTAAACGTCACGTATAGGTCAAACTGTACGCCGTGAAGTATCTCTACCTCTGCTGAGAGTATCTCGGGCTCGTAGGCAATAATAGCATCCTCAATAAGCTCCTCGTTACCCATAGCAATGACTAGGTAATGCATCGCCTTAAGCAAGTCCTTTCGATTTAAGCCATCTTTCTTACCATAGCGCATAAGGTACTTGATTGCGTTATCAATCGCCGTGTTAGTGAGGGTTCCTCGGGCTTGGTACACATCTAGTACCTGCACGTTATTATGCCGGTTAACGTAGTGCTGTTCGTAAGTACTATCTACATACTCACGGAGCTCACAAACCACATTATCCTCGTTAAATTTATAATCAATCATCTTCCCTACCTCTATTGATTACTTTGTCGTTATAATCAAACATCCATAATAACAACCATACTACCCACAGTATTCCCACACCCACTAAAATCTCAAATACATCATAACCATACACCATATTATTCTCCTTCTACGAATTATATTAAAGGCTCATTTATAGTCTGTTTACCTCAGTAGACTTTATTTAATTAGTTGCCCCGTTGTGTACGCGGGGGCATCGCGCGGATAACTGGTAAATAAGGTAAACCAGATACACTGGCTTTTTTCGTACACACCCAAGCCAAGGCGCATGAAAGAGGAAACAATAACCTCTGTACTAATCAATACCCCCATATCGGAGAGGGTCTGCCGTCAACTATTGCTTTTATGCTCCTAAGAGTTATAAACAAGCCTTAAATATACCCTAAATAAACACTTAATATAAGTTTTTTTAAAGTTTTTTATGTGCAACGCGACCTTTATCATCACGTTCCAGTATCAAGCAACCACATGAGCGTACTCTACCTCCACGTAAGTCTGCTGTAGATACGACGTGCTTATTACCACAGCCACATAGGCAGTTCCACATGGCTCGTCGGTCTGACTTACGCGACGGTGCGCGACTTATAACCGACAATCTTCCAAATTTCTGCTTTACTAAATCAACATACACGGGCATATTATTTCTCCTTTATATACTCAAAATATTCCGGACACTCTGTTTCGTTTAAAGCGTCCTCTAATACGCGACAACCCCTGCCCCTAGGTTCGTCATCTAAATGAGATTCATAAAAAGAATACTCACAGTCCTCACAATCGTATCCATTATCAAACACCGTGTCGATATTAAATACAGGGGGTGTATACTCACCACAATCCTTACGATAGTCTTTTATTACTAAGCGCCTCCCCGACTTCTCATAATCAACCACATCAATACTTTCTTGATGGTGCATACACCCTGTCTCAAGGCACTCGTCGGCATCACAGTATGTCTGTGCGTTGTATACATTAAGCAATCCCATTTCCCTTCTCTGTTTCTTCTTTCATATACTTTAAATCGTGCAGTATCCAATGCTTCAGCATACCTTTCGACCCCTCAATAGAGTAAATGCCTAAGGTGCAGTACTCTTTTACTACGTCCTTGTTCTGACAGGAATAGTATTCAATGGTCTCAACAGCGTCTGCAAACCGCTTAGTGAAGTTCTCCTCTAAGTCCATCAACATAACATACGCGTCATTATGGTAGTACATGAGCATAAACTCATTTAAAGGCTTACACCTAAGCTTGGCATAGAGAGATAGTGCTAACTCCTCTATATCCTCAAGGGGTGCTTTAAATATCTCCTTACCTTCGCTCTCTGTAAATATAAGATGTGCTGTTTCCTTACTAATGAGCATGTTTACTCCCTCCAAATTGATGTAACGCCATTTTTGATGTTTCTACAGTACGTCGAGTGATTGCATCTATAAACTTAGAACGGTCAATAAGTACGTCGGCATCTAATGACGAATATAGCGCTTGTGTTAACAACAAACAAGCAGGTGCTAAATGAGTGACAATCAATCTTATCTGCTCGTCCGTACCCTTACCATGCGCTACATCATTAAGTATAGTAGAGATGTGTTCTTGAGCGGTCTGAGACACCCCTATGACAAACCTAAAGGCGCTGTCATAATCCATACCGGACAAGACCTCCTCTGCCCCAAGGACAAACATCTGTAAAGTTTCCGATGTTTGTCTTATGTAATCTATTTCAGCGTCTGTGTATTTTTCCACCATAGTGCTTCGCTATTCTACATTAAATACACACATAGCACACGGTTTTAATTATCATCTAAATAGGAGGTGTTTACACCTCGTTTGTTTAGCTCTTTAGCCACCTCCTTAGGTAGATAATAGACACCATCGTAATCAACAAGCGCACCATCCTTAAACCAAAGACCACCCGCCTTATCATCACCCAGCATCTTATGCTCGAAGTAGCCACACTCCCCAGCATTGGTAATACCAATCTCGTAATGGTCTGTCTCTGTTACCTTATAACTACTCATATCAAATCCTCCTTTAATAAAATTACAGGTCTCTTAGAAAGGACAGGTTTCCACTTACCGTCTTCTTCATCGAACCATTCTGCTATCAATAAGTATTCTTCAGTCATCTTCATTCTCCTTTAACTCAATAAATTCATT